TACAAGAAAATAAAAAAATTGCAGAAGAAAATAAAAAAACTTTAAAAGAATTAATGAAAAAAGGAAAAATGGCACCTGAGCCAGAACAAGATAAACCAAAAATAAAACTTAGATGTGGTGGATCAAAAGGATATAAAAAAGGTGGCCTTGTTACAAAAGGAAAACCTAAAATAGCAAAAAAAGGATGGAGATAAAATGATTAAAAAGATAAAACAAAAAGTATGTGAATTAATTTGTAAAGTATTTGGTATTACACAGTGTTTGTGTAGTCACGAATGTAAATGTAAAAAGGAGGAAAAAAATGGCTAAGAAAAAATTTCCAGATTTAACTGGAGACGGAAAAGTAACTAAAGCTGATGTCTTAAAAGGCAGAGGTGTATTTTCTATGGGTGGACCTGTTGATGTTAAAGCAGATGACGCTGTTGATATGGTAGGAAATCCAAAAGGCAAAAAGAAATCTATTCAAATTCAAGGTTGGGGTAAAGCGAGACACTAATCATGGCTAAACTTTGTGCAAAAGGAAAAGCTGCGGCTAAAAGAAAATTTAAAGTCTATCCATCGGCATATGCTAATATGTATGGATCTGCAGTTTGTTCGGGTAAAATAAAACCGGGTGGTAAAAAGAAAAAGAAAAAATAATGAGTTTAAGAAAGTGGGTAGCTGAAAAATGGGTAGACATTGGAGCTCCGAAGAAGGATGGCAAGTATCAACCTTGCGGGAGATCGAAGGGGAGCAAGAGAAAATATCCGAAATGTGTCCCTATTGCAAAAGCACGCTCCATGAGTGCTTCACAAAAGGCGAGTGCGGTCAAACGAAAGCGCCAAGCGTCGAACACTGGCCCTAAACCAACTAACGTAAAAACAATTGTAAGAAAAAAAGCTGCCGGTGGTGGTTACATTGGAAGTTTCATTGACTTGAATGTTGACGGAAAAACATATAGTAATCCTTCTTACAGGAAATATTACAAAGGTATGATATAATGGCAAAATCACCTGCATGGCAAAGAAAAGAAGGCAAATCACCTAGCGGTGGTTTAAATAGAAAAGGGGTTGCATCTTATAGAGCTGCTAATCCTGGATCTAAATTAAAAACAGCTGTAACAACTAAACCTTCAAAATTAAAGAAAGGTTCTAAGGCTGCTAATCGTAGAAAATCGTTCTGCGCTCGTATGAAAGGCATGAAGAAAAGATTAACTTCTGCAAAAACTGCACGCGATCCCGATTCTAGGATTAATAAAAGTCTTAGAAAATGGAATTGCTAATGGCAGAACATTATACACTAGAAACATTCGTACCTACCCTTAGAAAACGTATAAGAGATTCTTATCAGCAAATAGGTGATACTATGGTTGCTGGTGGAGTAACAGATATGGAAAAATATAAATATCTGTTAGGACAAGCGCATGCGCTACAATTAATAGATCAGGAAATCTCAAACCTGCTAAATCCAAAGGAGGATAAAAAAGATGAGCAACCAGACAACGTCATTAAATTCGGAAGAGATACCGAAGACGAGATTAGCTCTTGATGAAAAATATCAAGAGGAAAAAAAATTAGAAGCACTAAAAGAATCAAAAAGATTAGACGAAACTAATATAGGTTCTATGATGGATCAATTACCAGAACCATCAGGATGGAGAATGTTAGTTTTGCCTTTTACACCAAAAGAAAAATCTAAAGGTGGAATTATATTTTCACAAGAATCTTTAGACAAAGCTAGAATGGTTACAAACTGTGGTTATGTTTTAAAAATGGGACCTCTTTGTTATCAAGACAAAGATAAGTTTCAAACAGGTCCTTGGTGTAAAGAAAAAGATTGGGTGATCTTTGCAAGATATGCAGGATCACGTTTACCAATAGAAGGCGGCGAAGTTCGTCTTCTCAACGACGATGAGGTTCTAGGAACTGTTAAAGATCCGGAATCTGTATTGCATTATATTTAACATAGGAGAAAACTATGCAAGAAGAAAATAAAAAAGACGTTCCTATGGTGGACATTGATACCTCAGGTCCTGAACAAGAAATCGAATTACAAGAGGATGTTCAAACTGAAGAAGTAGTGGAAACCAAAGAGAATGAAGTAGAAGAACCTAGCTCCGAGCCGCAAGAGGCGAGTAACGAGGAGCAAGCAGATAAGAAAGATGCGAAAGAAGTAGAATTAGAAAATTATAGTAAAGACGTTCAAAGAAGAATAGCAAAGTTAACAGGTAAATGGAGAGAAGCTCAAAGACAAAGAGATGAAGCCATTGAATTTGCTAGAATACAAAAACAGCAAAGAGAAGCTTTAGCTAAAAAATATTCTTCCGTTGAACAAGCTGGAGTTAAAGATAGAGAAGAGAGAATCAAATCTGGTTTACTTGCAGCACAAACAAAACTTGCAACAGCGAGAGCAAATGACGATGTTGTAGGTGAAGTAGAAGCTTTACGAGAAATAGCAGGTTTAGGTACAGAAGAAGCCACTTTAAATCAAATTAAAGCAATGGCTGAAGTTGAATCTAAAGTTGAAACAAAAGAGGAAATACCTGTTTTTAATCAACAACCCGTATCTCAACCAAAAGCAGACCCTAAAGCAGAGGCTTGGGGTGCTAAAAATACATGGTTTGGTACAGATACCGCTATGACGTACACGGCTTTTGACATTCATAATAAACTAGAAGCTGAAGGTTATGACCCTCAATCAGACGAATATTATGTTGAAATTGATAAAAGAATAAGACTTGAATTTCCGCATAAATTTGCTAATAATAGCAATCAATCGGCTGAATCGACTAAGCCAGTGCAAACAGTAGCGTCGGCGACGCGAAGCGCAAAAACAAGTCGCAAAACTATCAGGCTCACCCCTTCTGAAGTTGCTATCGCCAAAAAATTAGGAGTGTCATTAGAAGATTATGCAAAACAAAAAAAACACATGAAGGAGGTTTAAGCATATGGAAAAAGAAAATAACATGAAGACCCCTCGTGCGAGTCAGTCGAGAACTAACGAAGTTAGACCTCAAACCTGGACTCCCCCGTCATCTCTAGATGCACCACCTGCGCCAGATGGTTTTAGGCACAGATGGATAAGAACTGAGACACTTGGTATGGACGATACAAAGAACATGTCAGGTAAACTTAGATCCGGTTGGGAACTCGTTCGAGCAGACCAATACCCGGAACATCCTTATCCACAAGTGAATGAAGGTAAATACGCAGGAGTGATTGGAGTTGGTGGCCTTGTGTTGGCAAGGATACCAGAAGAGATCGCAAAATCTCGAGAAGCTTATTTTAGAAAACAAGTTTCGGACAGAGAAGAAGCAGTTAACAACGATCTTTTGAAGGAACAACACCCAAGTATGCCGATCAATAGTGAGAGGCAGAGTCGCGTAACTTTTGGTGGTACTAAAAAGTAATTTTTTAGCAATACCAATTACCGCGATACTAAATATAAACTAAAAACTAAGGAGTAACTAATATGGCTACTAATAAAGACGCTGCTTTCGGTCTAAGACCGATAGGCAAAGTGGGTCAGAATAGAGATAACCAAGGTTTAAGTGAATATAGTATTGCAGCAAGTTCTTCTGCTATATACCAAAATGATCCTGTGCAAGCATTAGCTACAGGTTATATTGGTGTGCAGAACACAACTACAGGTGTTATACTAGGTTCTTTAAACGGAGTCTTTTATACTGACGCATCAAGCTCAAAACCTACATGGGCTAATCACTTAGCTGGATCTAACACTGCTACAGACATTGTTGGATTCGTAAGTGATGACCCTTATGAAAGGTTTGAGATACAATGTAGTTCGACATTACCAATCGCAAGTATCAATGGTCTTATGGACCTTGCTGCTTACGCAGCTGGTTCTGCACCGAACTATCAATCAAAAGTAGAACTAAACTCAACAGCGGTTTCAACAACAACTGATCAGTTCAAAGTTCTAGGAGTGACTAAAGATGATGAAAACAACAACTTAGTAAACGCTACAACGTACGCTGCTAATGTTAATGTTGTTGGTGTTATCAATACTCACTTTATAAAATCAACAAGTGGAATATAAGGAGATAAACTATGGCCATTTCTAGAGGACAACTAGTTAAAGAACTAGAACCAGGTTTGAATGCTTTATTCGGCTTGGAATATAAAAGGTATGAAAATCAGCATACTGAAATTTTCGACACAGAGACATCTGACAGAGCTTTTGAAGAAGAAGTAATGTTATCTGGCTTTGGCAATGCACAAGTTAAACCAGAAGGTTCTGGAGTGACTTTTGACAATGCACAAGAAACTTTCACTGCTAGATATACGCACGAGACTATTGCTCTTGCATTTTCAATCACAGAAGAAGCGATTGAAGATAACTTGTATGACAGACTTGCGTCTAGATATACAAAAGCATTAGCAAGATCTATGGCGAATACCAAACAAGTAAAAGCTGCAAATGTATTAAACAATGCATTTGACTCAGGCTTCGCTGGCGGAGATGGAAAGGAGCTTTGTGCTACTGACCACCCAACAATCGCTGGTACTGTTTCTAACGAGTTAGCAACTTCTGCTGACTTAAACGAAACTTCATTAGAACAGTCGTTAATTGATATTGCGGCTTTCACTGATGAAAGAGGCTTGAAAATTGCAGCGAGAGGATTGAAATTAATTATCCCTAGTGAATTACAATTCACTGCAGAGAGATTAATGAAATCAGCTCAAAGAGTTGGTACTGCGGACAATGATATCAACGCAATCAACAGCATGGGAATGATTCCACAAGGTTATGTGGTTAACAATTTCCTTACTGACACAGATGCGTTTTTCATCAAAACAGACGTGCCTAACGGTATGAAAATGTTCGTAAGATCACCAATCAAAACTGCAATGGAAGGTGACTTCGATACTGGTAACGTAAGATACAAAGCAAGAGAGAGATACTCTTTTGGTTTCTCTGACTTCAGAGGTATCTTCGGATCACCAGGTGCTTAATACTTGATTTAATTAAGTATTTATTTGGAAAGCCCCCTTGATTGGGGGCTTTCTTTTTGGTAGAAAGGAAAAATGCAAAGAAAGAAATTTAGAATTAAAATAAGAGCTTATGGTTTTAAATCTGATTTTCATATAGAAGCAGATGATTCTGTAGAATCTGTTGAATCTGCAATCCTTGACAAAATAGGACAAAATGCTATTATGTGGGAAGCAGATGGCTTTTACGATAATCGTAAATGCTACTTAACCTATGAGGAGGTTACTGATGGCTCAAGACAACATGGTGTTGTTCGCTAGAAAAATACAACTCGAATCTCAATGGAACGAGATGTATCTTAAAAATGGCGGACTAGTTACACCAGAAATGACTGTGTTAGGTGATCAAATTAAAAAAGTGATCAGACAAATCCTAACAAAACAAGAGAGCCCTAAAAATCCGTTTGATGGCGAAATTCATCTTTACGCTGGTTAATTAGGTCTTTAAAACTCTCTGTGTTTCAAAAGCAGTAAAATGCTATAAGGACTTCTTGCACTTCTTAATAATTTCATATATAAATTAACTACTATACATTAAATTCCGCATAGACGAGTATAGTCGACGGCCTAGAGACTATGTGGAAATAACTAGGAGGATAACACTATGGCAAACACTACGTTCCAAGGACCAGTCATTTCTAAAAATGGCTTTTACAACACAGGTCCAGGTAATGTTGTTGATGCTGACGCTAGTATTTCATTGACAGTTGCTTCTCATGCGGGAAAAATTGTTCACAATGATGCAGCAGGCGCAGTAACTTATACATTACCAGCAATCAACGCTAATGCTGATTCTGCAGTTGCAGGACCAGGAGCAGACTTAAACAACCAAAGTAACATTGGTGCAAAATTTGAAATCTTTTCTTCAATTACGAAGACTGGAAATTTAGTTGTACAAGTTGCTAACGCAAATGATGTTATGGTTGGAAGTGCAATCTTAATTGATGACACATCTGACAACGTTGTTGGTTTTGAAACAGTAGCAGCATCTGATACTATTACTTTAAACGGTACTACAACAGGTGGCGTAACTTTTTCAAGAATAGTTTGTACAGCGATCAGCTCTACTCAATGGAAAGTTGAAGTTACATCAGCATGTACTACAACTCCAGCTACACCATTTAGTGCAGCAGTAAGTTAATAAGTAATTAATGGAGCCCTTCGGGGCTCCTAAAATTTTAAGGAGAAAAAATAGGTATGAAATCAGATGTTAAAGCGGTAAGAGTAACTGGAACAGGTTCTGTATTCGGAGGAAGAACTAGATTAAGAGGTATCATTGTTGAAAATACAAATGCTTCAACTGCTCAATCTATTACTTTAGCAGATACAAACGGAACTCAATTTCAGACAAGCTGTCCAGCAGGTGATGTATTTGCATTTAATTTACCAGAAGATGGTATTTTATTTGTAGATTTTATGACTGTAAGTGCTATCGGAGCTGATGTTGCGTCTACGATATTATTAGACAAGTAGGAGGCTAAATGGCTAACACTACTTCCGGTACATATACTTTTGATAAAACTTTTTCTATTGATGAGATTATAGAAGAAGCTTACGAAAGAATTGGATTGCAACCTAACGCAGGTTTTAATTTAAAATCTGCAAGACGTTCTTTGAATATAATGTTTCAAGAATGGGCTAATAGAGGTTTGCATTATTGGGAAGTTGCAAATAATTCACTTACTTTAGTAGATGGTCAAGCAACCTATACTATGTATCGATCTACAGCTGATGGTACTTCTGATGCTACAGCAGTATATGGTGTAGACGATGTATTGGAAGCTGCATATAGAAATTCTTCTTCCGTAGATTTTCCACTTACAAAAATATCTAGATCCCAATATCAAGCTTTATCAAATAAAACTGATGAAGGAACTCCAACTCAATATTTTGTTCAAAGATTTATAGATAAAGTTACAATCACTTTATATTTAACTCCAGGATCAACAGAAGCTGGAAATACAATTAATTATTATTACGTAAAAAGAATTCAAGATGTAGGTGTTTATACAAATGCAACAGATGTTCCATATAGATTTGTACCTTGTATGGTATCCGGATTGTCTTATTATTTATCTCAAAAATTTGCACCACAAAGAACACAAGAATTAAAATTATTATATGAAGATGAACTTCAAAGAGCATTAGCAGAAGACGGCTCTCCTAGTAGCACTTATATAAGTCCGAAAACTTATTATCCAAATGTCTAATACTGCTTCAGGAAAATATTCAAAATTTATATCTGATAGATCAGGTATGGAATTTCCATATAAAGAAATGGTAAAAGAGTGGAATGGATCAAGAGTACATATTTCTGAATTTGAACCTAAACAACCACAATTAGAACCAAAACCATATACAGCTGATCCACAAGGATTGCAAAATGCAAGACCAGATAGAACAGAACCACAAACAGATCCATTATTACCTAGTGATCCTTTTATTATTACAGCGGGAAATGGAACCATAAATGTTTATGAACCTTCTCATGGTAGAACTACAGGAGATGTAGTTTGTTTTAGAAATGTGGATGGAAGTCCAGGAGGATTAGCATATACTTTATTTGAAAATGCTTCAGGATTTAGTATAACAGTAACAGGTACAGATAACTATACTTTTGCTTTAGGAAGTACACCAACTGTATCAGGAAGATTTGGAGGAATGACTGTAACTGCAGGTCCAGTTACATTAACACCATAATATGACATACGCAGAATTAATAACAAAAATAAGAGATTATTGTGAAGTAGATTCTAATGTATTTACTGCTACTATTTTAGATGGATTTATATTAGACGCTGAATTTAGAATTTTACGAGATGTAGATTCTGATAATAATAGAGCTTACGCACAAGCAGATGTTGTTGCAGGTCAAAGATATGTAAATACACCTTTAGTTTCTGATCAAACTTTAGTTATTAGATCTTGTCAAATAACAAACTCTACGGGTGGAGCTGATAACTCTAGCCGCTCGTTTCTAGAATACAGAGACACAAACTTTATATCAGAATATAATCCAACAGGAGTACAAGGATTGCCTAAATACTATAGTTATTGGGATGAAAATACAATTGTACTAGCTCCAACTCCGGATCAAAATTATAATATGCAAATAAATTATATCTTGAAACCAGCTGGATTATCTAGTAGTAATACAACTACATACTTGAGTAATGAATTCCCTAATGGACTTTTGTATGCATGTTTAGTAGAGGCTTATGGGTTCTTAAAAGGACCGCCTGATATGATCCAGTTCTACGAAGGAAAATATAAACAGGCTCTCGAAGGATTTACAGTAGAGCAAATGGGAAGACGAAGAAGAGATGAATATCAAAGTGGTTCACCTCGACTTCCTAAAACACAATAAGGAGTAAATACAAATGGCAATAACACAAGCAGTTGCAAATAGTTTTAAAAAAGAATTACTAGAAGGTGAACACAAATTTCAATTTGGTGCTTCTGGTGATGTTTTTAAACTTGCTTTGTATATCTCTACTGCAACATTAAATTCATCAACTACGGTTTATCCAGGAGATAGCACAGGAGGACAAGTTCCTGATTCTGGTCAATATACTCAAGGTGGTGGAGCATTAGTAAAACCAAATCCAAGTACTTCAGTTGCATCAGGTGTTGCAATTGTGGACTTTGCAGATTTATCATTTACTGGTGTAACATTGACAGCTAGAGGTGCATTAATCTATAATACTTCATCGTCAAATAAGGCGGTTGCAGTATTAGATTTTGGTTCAGACAAAACAGCAACATCAGGAACTTTTACAATTCAGTTTCCAGCTTTTACAACTTCAGCAGCTATTCTAAGAATCGGCAACGCGTAGGAGATAATTTCCTATGGCCAATATTGGATGGAATGCCGATTTACCTTGGGGTAGTAATAACTGGGGAGATCTTGCAGACGTTAACGTAACTGTCTCTGGAAATAATTTAACCGCATCTCAAGGTGATGTTAGTATCACTGCAGAAGTTAATCAAGGATGGGGAAGACTTGCTTGGGGAGCAAATGACTGGGGAACTTTTGGTTTATCCGTTGATGTTTCTTTAACAGGTCAACAAGTTAATATTGCATTAGGAAACGAAAGTGTTGATGTAAGTGTATCTCCTTCTGTCACAGGTCAACAATTAAACTGGTCTATTGGAGCAGTTGATCCAAATCCTGACGAATCTTTAGATGGTCAACAAGTTAATATTGGACTTGGTCAAGAAATTATTACAGGAGATGCTAATTTAAGTGTAACAGGAAATGCCTTAACTATTGCTTCTGGTACCGCGACTCTAGATGCAAATACTATTTCAAGTCCTACAGGTCAACAATTAAACTGGTCTATTGGAACTGTATTAGTCGGTGCTAAAGTTACTGTAGATGTAACAGGAAATGGTATATCTGTAGCAGAAGGTAATGTGGATCCTAGTCCAGACGTATCTCTTACAGGGCAACAAATAAATATAACTTCAGGAACAGCTGTTTTAGATGCAAATACAATAGCAAGTGTAACTGGCCAACAATTAAATATTTCTACAGGAACGGTAACTTTTACTATTAGTGCTGACGTTTCTACTACTGGAAATCAAGTAAATATAGCTCTTGGAAATGAAGTAGCTCAAGTGTGGACAATTGTTGACACAGGAACAACAGTAACTTATAGTCAAGTTTCTGTCGGATCTAGTGTCAGTTGGAATGACATTGACACAGCCGCATAATATGGTAAAAATTAATAATATAAGGAATTTAAAATATGGCATCTAGTTATTCAACAGATCTAAGATTAGAGTTAATGGTCACCGGTGAAAAAGCTGGACTTTGGGGTGACATTACAAATACAAATTTAGTTATTCTTCAACAAGCGATTGCTGGCTATGAATCCGTCGCTGTCAATAATACAACAGGAGTAACATTAGCATTTTCTAACGGTGCAATATCTAATGGAAAAAATGCAACAATAGAATTAACCGGTACATTAGCAACTACATCAGTTGATGTTATTGTTCCCGATGGAATTGAAAAAACATATAACATTAAAGATTCAATTGATCATGCAAGTAAAAATGTAAGAGTTAAAACTGCTTCAGGAACAGGTGTTCAAATCGCAGAAGGAAATTCTTATGTTTTATATTCTGATGGAACCAATGTGAAAAAAATTTCAGAAGAAAAAAATTGGAGAGCTTTATCAGCAGCAGAAACAGTACAAGAAGGTGCAGCTATTTTAGCTAATACAAATGGTGGCGCTGTTACTATTACTTTACCTCCTTCTCCTTCTACAGGAGCGGAAGTTTCTTTTATTGATCAAGGATATGATTTTAACACAAACGCGTTGACTGTTGGAAGAAATGGTTCTAATATAGCAAACGCAGCTGCAGATTTAACAGTAAACACACAAGGTGCTGGTTTCACATTAGTGTATTCTGGTGATGCAACTACAGGCTGGACGTATAAGGAGAAATAATAGATGGCTAACTACGAAGCAACTAGATATGATTTTGACGGAGCAAATTTAACAGGGATACAAGGAACTGAAACCGGTTCTATTATTCCTTGGCCAAAAGATACTGCACCAACAGGATTTTTATTATGTGATGGAACTGCAGTTTCAAGATCAACTTATGCTGATCTATTTGCGGTTATCGGTGAAACTTATGGAAATGGAGACGGTGCAACTACTTTCAACGTACCTGATCTTCAAGGTAAAATGCCTCAAGGTTATGAATCAGGAGTTTTTGATTTAGCAACTAGTGTTAATACAACTACTGTAACTGTTAGTGGTAACGTAGGAGACACTTCTATTTCATCTAACCAATTAGCACAACACAGTCACCCTATTTTATTAGGTGTGATAGCTGGTGGACCAGTTCAATATCCACAAATTTCTTTTGTACAATTTTATCCATCTAGTTTTGCTAGTGGAAATACAGGTAATGATGCATCACATAACCACGATGGTTCAAATTTATCCGGTAACGCATTTTCACCATATTTGGTGGTTAACTATATTATAAAAACTTAGGAGATTTATGCTTTTTTATATCAGTAATAATAAATACTTTAGAAAAATAGAAGACGATGGTACAGATAAAAGAATAGAATGGTCTCAACGAGGAGATAATCCTCCTGCGGATTTACCAGAAAATTCTGTATTTGCACAATGGAATTCTACGACTCAAGTAGGAGATTTAGAAAAATTAATTGATGGTAAATCTAAAAACTCATCTTTTGATTCTGCTTTTATAACTCCTTATATTACATGGTTTGATTCTAGATATACACAAGTTAAAGCCGATGAAGATGCTGCAACTATTGCTAGAATGAGAGATTGGGATATATTTAGAACAACAGCTAGAGAAAGATTTTTAAAAGATTCAGATTGGACTCAAGCAGCAGATGCTCCATTAGACGCTGCAACTAAAACAGCTTGGTCTACGTATAGAACGGCTATTAGAAATATTCCAGAAACTTACGCAGCAGAAGATTTATTATATTTACGATTTCAAAGAGATGGTTCTTTTATTAGATGTACACAAGTTAATTCAGAAAATTTAGCTCCAGAAGGAACTATTACTGTTTTAATTCAATCTCCAAGTGATATATTTAGTAAACCAGGTGAAAACTTACCTAGTTAATTTTTTCCCAACGAGATTCCCAAGAAGTTCCTTTTTGATATCTATGAAAAATATAGTCAGGAATTAGATCCATAGCGATAGTTATTCTTTCTTCATCGATAACATTAGTGGTATAGTGAGGAATCCAATTAGAAAAGATAGTTAAATATCCTTCTTTATTAGGAATAATTTCATGAGTTCCTGTTATTGGATTAATATAAACTGTACTAGTTTGATTGGTTTTAACAGAAAGATGAGCTCCTAAATAACAATCTTGATTACAAGCATGTCTATGTTCTTTAATATGTTTACCTTTTTCCATAATATTTGCCCAACTAACACCATAAATAAAATCTTGTGGTTTGTTAATTTTATCTAAAAAATTATATACAACTTTTGTAATAGCTTCTTTTATTTCTGGAATTTCTTTCCATTGTAATAAATTATAATTCATAAACCTTGAAGTTAGGCTATGTGGACCTAATCCTGTTTGACCATCTCCTAATGGAGGAGTTGTTTTCATAATATCTACTGCTTTTTCTTTTATGATTGTTTCTAATTTAGATACCGATACAATATCATTTACATCTTCTTCATAAATGTAATATTGATATTTAGGTGGAGCAAAAGGTGTTTCTGGTTCTTGATTATCAAAGATTAACATAAAGGTTGTGAATTAAAGGATACCGATATTCTTTTTTCTTTTGAAGTAGAAGGATGTACAAAATGATATAAGTAAGAAGGGAATATTAAAAAATCAAACAATTTAGGTTGAACGGTAAAAGATTTATCTCCTCGTAAAAAATCACACAAAAATTCTATTTCTGAATTTTCATTGGTAAGATATAACACACCGGACATATTGTTAACTAAACCATGATGATGCGGCATGTTATATCCACCTTCTTCTGCTACATTCAACCATAAGTGAACCACCTTATGTTTAAAATGTAATTTCATATAATTATCTATTTCTTGTAATAGATAAGCA